TCAGAACGCAAATATAGAGGTTTTAGAGCATACAACATATAGTGGTGCAGAGGAAACCATACCACAAGATGTAGTGCCACAAGATATAGTAGGTAAGCAAAATAACAACCACAACATATAGTACCTACAAAAATGTAACGCAAGAAGTCAATGTTACAAAAATGTAGGCAGGGTATTTTTTTGGGGGTAGGGTCGGGTTTTGTTCGAATTTTTTTTAAAATAGTATAGACCTCTCTAAACAAGGAGAAAATTTTGGAAAGTTATCCTATACGTGTGAAAGACCTATCATTGTTTGTTTGCTATGATTGTGGAAATCATTTTTTTATTTTAGAGTTGCCTTTAGGAATAAATGACCCTAACTTCTGTCCATACTGTGGTACAGATTTTGAAAGTGTAATTAATTGTGATTAAATTTAAGAGTTGCGAAAGATGTTGTTGTGTAGACAGTCAGGATAATCCAGTACTGGTTATCATGGGGGTAGATAATGTTCCTCTTGAATTTGTATGTCTGATGTGTTACACAGGAGAACAACCTGAGGAGTTGACAGATGAACAGTGGCTATCATGAACCAAACGTCCCGTACAGATATACACAGAAAGCACAGGACGAAAGAGATTGGAAGAAAACACTAGATAATAATAATTTTTCAAGAACAACTGGGCAGAAAAATAAATATCGTAAAAACTATGACGATATAGATTGGACAAAAAAATAATGTATACTCTCGCAAAAATTTTAATCTCTTTGGGAGTTATATATTGGGTTAGCCTGATATGGAACTTTTAGAAGAATTACGCATACGCCTGCCACAGATATTACCTAGAGATTATCAAATGGGTGCATGGAAAGCATTAGAAGCAGGTAGTAAGAATATTTTAATTAGTTGGGCAAGACGACACGGCAAAGATGTAACAACGGCAAGTATGTTATCTCAACGTGCAATAGAACGAGTAGGTTCTTACTATTATTTATTTCCTACACGTAAATGGGCAGAACGTGCTATATGGAACAACATCGTAACTATCAATGGATTATCAGGTAACCTGTTAGATATAATCTTTCCCAAAGAAATAGTTGCATACAAAAACAATACCGATATGAAGATTGGATTAATTAATGGCTCAGTCGTAAACTTCAGTGGTACAGACAATCTAGACTTTGTAGGGCAGGGGGGTTACGGATACGCTTTGTCTGAGTTTTCATTGCACAAAGAAGAAGTCACAGGATTTTTATCTCCGATTTTAGATGAGGGTAATGCTTGGATAATTATGAATGGTACAATGCGAGGTAGAAAAAATTTGTTGTACCAAATGTATGAAGCTAACCAACATGACCCTAATTGGTTTTGTGAATGGCTTACTCCTCAGCAAACTAAACGATACTGTTGGGTAAGTGAAGATATGAATTTAAATCCTGAGTTACTTGGTAAGACTGACCCTCTCACTGGATTGAAGTATTTGAATGTTCAGGATAGAGTAGATTCTAAAATGATTTCATATTCTCTAGCTAGACAAGAATATCTTAACGAAGCAGTAGCAGATGTAGCAAACTCAGTGTACGGATATGAAATGGCTAAGTTAGAACAAAAAGGAATGATTGCACCATTGCATTATCAAAAAGGTGATATGGTATATACATTTTGGGATTTAGGTATGGACGACCCAACGGCTATAGTATTTGCACACATTGATACACGAACAGATAGAATACAGATTATCGATTATTACGAAAGCACAGGACATGATATAAAACATTATCTTGATGTGATAAATAGCAAACCCTATGACTATGCAGGACATTTTATGCCACATGACTCAAAGAAACGAATGGGTAACACAGGAACAAACATAATTGATTTTTGTAGAACAGAGTATGGATTTGATGTTAGGTCAATACCAAAAACTAATTCTGTTCGAGATGATATTGAAATAATAAGAAGACTATTGCCAACTATATGGATTAATTCAAAACTTGATACTTTATTAGAACATTTAGTAAATTATCAATGGAATGCCAGTAGTGGTAAGATATTACATAATGAACATTCTCATGGAGCAGATGCAGTAAGAATGTTAGGTATGGCAATGCATAATAGAATGATAGACCCATATCTAAAAACAAGACAACAAAGGAAAACACCACAGTTTGTGGACGGAAGTGAGTTTATAGTATGAAGCCATTTGATAGAGCAAAATTATTGTATAAAGATAATCCTGATGAATTTTACAAAATAATAGAACATTGTGGTACAGTAGGAGCATTTCATTCAGATGATGATTGTTTTGTTTGTGCATATCAAACTTCTTCAGAGTCTATAAGAAAAAAATCAAAGATTATACTTGACAAACTAGATACTTGGTTTATATACATTCTCGCAGGTGACCCAAATATGGCTTTTCATTATACGATGAAAAATATGAAATATGTTGCATATGAACGTTTTGATGGCAACATTAGATTAGTTGAAAAAGAAAAAATTAAAAACTTAATATGGAGAACTTCCTTACGAGGAAGAGATTTTAAAAAACATAAAAACAGATTTGAAGTAGGAGTCTAAGATGGGTACAACATATAAAGCACCAAAACCTGCACCACCCCCACCACCACCTGCTATTACTCCAAGAGCATCAGAAGCTGATAAAGAAATGAATATTAGTGAACGTAGAATTATCGACCAAAAGAATGCTATGGGTAAAATGAAACCAAAAAGAAAAGGTAGAGGTTATACTGAAAAAGATACATTTAAACCAACAATGATTAATACTGTTGGACAAGGTATGACTGTAGCAGATACGTCATCATCATTATTTAAGAAAACACAAAACAAAAGTTATTAGTTAGGATATTATTATGGGAAGTAAACAAGAAGCACCACCAACGCCACCACCACCTCCACCACCATCTCCTGCTCCTACAAGAGTTGATACTGCAGGACAACAAGCAGTTGCATCAGCACAGTCAGGTCAGAGACAAGGTAGACGTTCTACGATTTTATCAAAAAGAAAACCAACTGTTAGTAAGTTAGGTAAACAAACACCACAAAAAGCGTCTAAAAGTATTTTAGGTCAAGGTAGTATGTAATGGACGGAAAAAACCTTGTAAGAAAATTTGATAGCATGAACCAGTATGCTTTAGGTAATTGGAAAAACCTATGGCAAGAATGTGCTGATTGGTGTTTACCTACAAACGATAACATCAATCGTGTACGCTATGGTGGATTAGAAAAATCTCCACAACGTATGATTGATACTTGTATAGAAGCTAACTATAATTTTGCATCAGGTTTTTATTCTCATATGTTTCCACCAAATAGTGTATGGGCAAAGTATAGACACCCTAATCCTATGTTAATGGCAGATGAGCAAGTAGCATATTATTTTGAACAAGTAAGTAGAGTTATTCATCAAATTATTGTTGGTTCTAATTTTGCACAAGAACAATTTCAAGCATTACTTTGTATGGGTTGTTTTGGTACAAATTGTTTAACATTAGAAGAAGATGATAAAGAAATAGTAAGATTTAGAAATCATATTATTAGCGATGTTAGATTAGAAGAAAATTATCTTGGTGAGGTAGATACTGTTGCTAGAGAATTTAAATTAACTCTTAGGCAAGCAATACAAAAATATGGTGCAGAAGCTTTATCAAAAGCAGGCTTTGACCAGTTAGAAGAACAATCAAAAGATTACGGAAGTCGTAAATATACTTTTATACAATTTATTATGCCAAGAACAGATTATGTGAAAGCAGATAAAAAGAACACACAGAAACCATTCGCATCATTTCACATAAGTAGAGAAAAAGGAACTATTATTTTAGAAAGTGGGTTTGACTATAACCCTTACAAAGTTGCAAGGTTTAGTAAAGGCAACGATGAAATCTATGGTCGTTCTCCTATGAGCATGATATTAGGAACTGCAAGAAGAACAAATATTATTTATCGTTCAATGGTTTTATCTGCTGAACAAAGGTCTAATGCACAATGGTTAGTACCTGATGATGATAGTGTTAGTAATATAAGTAATAGAGCAGGTGCTATAATTAAATGGAGAGCAACTAATCCTAATGGTAAACCTGAAAGATTACAACCTGCAGGAGATTCTAATTTAGCATTTGAAATGTATCAAGTTCATGAAAAACAGATTAAACAAATGTTTTTTAATCATTTATTCCGTCCTTTAGAAGATTACAGGAATATGACTGCAACAGAAGTAAATGAAAGAATGACTACTGATATGATGACACTAGCACCTTTTGTTAGTAGATATTTAAATGAACATGTTAATCCAATGATGGAACATTTGTATTACATAGCACAAAAGAAAAAACTTTTACCTGAAGTACCACAAGCATTAGCAGACAACCCAACGTATGAAATAGATTATGTAGGTAGATTATCTATGGCTACTAAATCATTTGAAACAATGGGTGCTATAAATACTTTACGTGTCTTTGGTGAATTAGCATCTCGTGACCCTAATATGCAAATGTCTTTACAAAATGTAGAGCCTGATAAATTATTTAGAGAAATATGGTATGCTAACAGTTCTAGTATGAACGCATTAAAAGACCCAAGTAAAGTTATGGAAGAACGTGAAGCACAATTTGCAATGATGCAAGAACAAATGATGGTTAAACAAGCACCTGCACTAGCAGACGCAGTTCAAAAAGTAAGTGGTGCAGTTGACCCATCTAGTATAATAAGTCAGGTAGAACAAGGGGATATAAATCTTGAACAGTGATGAATTAAATATTCTTATCGGTTCGTATAAAAGAGTTTTTAATACAGAGGACGGAATAAGAGTTTTAGAAGATATAGATGCATTTGCATTAATTGATGAACAAGTTGGAAGTCAATTATCTCATGCAGAGTGTGCATATCGTAATGGTATGCAAGATTTAATTAGATATATAAAAGCTTTAATAAGCGAGGAGAAATAAGATGCATAGAAAAGGTCATGGAAGTTCTAGAGGTTCAAGAAAACCTGTAGAGCAAAAAGAGTATAGTTCAAAAAAAGTTGGTTCTAGAGGTTCAAGAAGACCCAGTAAAACACAAGAACCAAAAACTGCAGGTGTTGGTAAAAACAGAGTACCAACTTCTAAAAAAAATAAAAAAGAAGAAGTACAAAAAATTGTTAATAAAAAAGCAGTTAAGAAAAGATTAGGTTCTAGAGGTACTAGAAAACCTGTTGAGCAACCAACATATAGTTCAAAAAGTACAGGTTCTAGAGGTTCAAGAAGACCAAAAGAAGCACCTGCTAAAAAATCAGGAAATAATATTCTTGAAAATTTAAAGAAAAACATAAAACTTAAAAAACCTAAATCTATAAAAATGAGAAAAACTATGTCAGGTTATAGACGTAAGTAATTTCAATTTAAATGGGCAGTTAATATGAATAAAAAGGAAGTCATATGTCGGAAGAAGTATATGAAGATGTAGCACCTGAGGGTGTTGAAGAAGAAGTACAAGATACAGAGCATTATGAAGAAGAAATTTCTGATGATGCTTCAATGTTAGATAATGAGGGTCGTTTTAATAGAACATGGGTTGATTCTTTACCTGATGATTTAGGTAAACATTCAATATGGTCTAAATATAATAACCCTGTTGAAATGGCAAAAGGTGCGATACATTCGCAAAGTCTTACTGGTCAAAAGATTGAAGATTTTATGACATCTGAAGACCCTGTTGTTATAGAACAAAGAAGACAAGCATTAGGTATACCACCATCTGCAGAAGACTATAATCTTGAATTGTCAGAAGAGTTTTCTCATGTAGAGTTAGATGAAGAAGAAGTAAGTGAGTTTAAAGAAGTAGCACATACTTTAGGTTTATCTAATGAGCAAACAGAAGCGTTACTCCATTATGAATTAATGAGAGGTCAAAACGAAGAAGACTATTTAGAACGTGAAGAAGAAATGAGTCTTGCAGAAGCTGAAGAAACATTGAGAGATGTATGGCGTGGTAATGATTACGAGTATAATTTATCTAAAGTTGCTAATACATTAGATTATTTAGGTATGGGAGATTTTAAAGATGACCCTGCTATTGGTAATAATCCTGATTTTGTTTTAGCATTTTTTGAAAAAATTTGTCCTTTAGTTGGTGATGATGCAGTTATTGCAGAAAGCAATGCAAGTTATCAAACTGTAGAAGATGGTTTGCGTAATGTTGAAAAAGAGATGCGTGAATTTAAAGGTCATACTCATAGTGCAGAATATCAAGCGTTAGTTAAAGAACGTGGTGTTTTATTAAATCAACAAGCTAAATTAAAGCCACCACCAAGTTTGTTATAAAAAATACTTGACAATTTATTAAAATAAATATATATGAATTTTAGATTTTACAACAGATACCACAATTTGTGCCTGATAGTAAATCAAAGGTGAGAACCTTAAATCAGGCAAGACCCTCCTGTCGAGGACACTCTAAGCCGAAAAAGTAAATTAACTATATGTATTAACTATTAATTCGGAGGTGAAATATGTCGCAAGACTTATTAAACACATATGTAATTGGCTTTGACAGGTCTATTAGAGAAACTGTTGAAGTTAATGGTGGTAAACTTCGTCCTTACATTATGTTAGCTACAGGCGACTTATATCGTAAAGAGGGTGTTTATCAAAGAACGACTGGAGGGGGTTTACCTCAAGTTGTTACAAACAGATTTGGAGATTCTCCAATATCTGAATTAGACTATAGCCGAAGACGTACATCAAGAATTGCTTACCAAGATGGGCAATTCATGGATTGGGCTGATTTGTCTAAAATGGGTGTAGACCCAAGAAATGCAAAGTTAACTGCTATGAAGAACAAGTTTCTTCGTCAAGAAGATATTATCATCGACCAAGCTATGCTAGGTTCTGCTAATACTACAGACTTAGAAACAAGTGCAACTTCTGTAACTTTAACTAACGCAGTATCATCAATTCATGATGGAACTGCTGAAGTACTAGAGGGATTCACTTATAGTAAGTTCTTACAAGCGTTAGCACAATTCGGAAACAACAATGTTGACGTAGAAAACTTAGCACCTGTATTCAAGATTTCTTGGACACAGTGGCAAGAAATGATGGCTGATGATAACTTCATCAACTTTGACTATACTGCATCTCGTCCAATAGACAGTAATAGTTATGGTAAAATCTACGACTACATGGGTGCAAAATTCTGTATCTCAAACATTATTCCTTACTTCAGTCAAAATACTTGTTCTGTTGGTGATGGGTCAACTGTTGGTAGTTTAAAAATTGCTAATTCTGATGTTGATAATGCAAAAGGTACATGGACAAGAGTAAAAAACATAGCAGGAACTACTCCTACAGGAAGTAATTATAGCTATCGTGCCGTTTACGCATTTGCTCCAAGTGCATCGTTGTTTGAAGTTAATCCTGACATGACTACCAAAGTGTCAGAAAGAGCAGATAAAGGGTTTAATTACTATGCTTACATGAAAGCTGAGTTTGGTGCAGTTAGAATGGAAGAAGAAAAAGTAGTAGTCATTCCATGTCGAGAAACTAATTAAGGAGGATTATTATTATGGCTAATTCAGACGAATTAACAAATGTACTTGCTAACAAATTAGTTAATAAATACGAGTATCGTGGTAATGTCCAAGCTATTACTGTAAGTATTACTTCTGCTACATCTGGACTTGTTCAAATCGCAGATACATTACCTGCAAAGGCTCGCATTGTTTTAGCAGACCTTACTACAAGTGCAGGAAACATATCTAAGTTGGGTACAACTGCAGATGATGATAAGTATGTAGCTACAAATACTGGTAACTTAGTATTACCAAATGACCTCGACGATGGAGATGAAGCTTATATTGACGTAGGAGGGGACGACCTTGCTATTACTTTAAGTGAGTCTGCTCAAGTTCGTGGTGTTATATTTATTGCAACTAATGAGTAACAACTGAGGGGAGGGCAACCTCCCCCTTATTTTTTTTTATTATGTCATTAACAAAAGTCAAATTATGTAATCTTGCGTTAAGTAAGATAGGAAATGAAAGAAACCAACTTACTGACCCAACGTTTTCTAATAATACAGGAAGCGTTTTTACACAATGTGATTTACATTATGACCAAGCACTAAATGAACTTGTTAGATTACACACTTGGAACTGTTGTAAAACAAGAACACAAATTGGTGCTAATGAAATAACAATCGTTATTCCTGCAAGTGTATCTGACTCAGGAAACGAAGAAACATATACATTATCTGCATCATCTGTTGATTCAACAAACAGACCTGTATTTACAAATAGCACTTCAGGAAATGCTGATTATGTTAGTCTTACTTTTAATACTACCAGTAAAACACAATGGATATTAGTTTTTGGTGCATCAAGCACTACAGTAACAAATGATGTTACAACTTATAATCCACCATTAACATTTAGTAATGGAGTTACTGTATCATTAGTAAAACCAATTTATGGGTATGAATATCAATTCAAATTACCAAGCGATGTAATAAGAACTATATCTGTTAGTCCAACAAATAGTATATATTACTACAGTAAACCATTAGTAGAATGGCATGTAGAAAAAGATATATTATTAACAAACAATCAAAAAGCATTTATTTGTTATGATAAAGCACCTGAACCAACAGAAATGGATTCTTTATTTGCACAAGCATTTTATACATGGTTAGCATATAAATTAGCAATACCAGTAGCAGGTAATGAAAAAAGGGCAAATGATATACTAGATGAATTTACTAGTGCAGTAATGCCTGAAGCAAGAAGAGTAAATGGTTTTGAACAATATAACTTTGCTACTAATGATAGTGAATGGTTAGAAGCAACACAAACAACTGCTAGTTCAGGAAACAGTTATCCTCCTTTTGCTCAAACAGATTATAATACAATTCCATAGGAGGTAATGTGGCTAAGAAAGTCGTCAATAGTTTTAATGCAGGCGAATTATCACCATACCTCTATGCACGTGAAGATGTTGATAAATACCAATCAGGTTGTCAAGAATTAGAAAACTTTGTTCCTCTTCCATATGGTGGTGTAATAAGAAGACCTGCCATACAAGAACTAGCTAATACTAAAGATAATATTAATGCTAGATTATATCCTTTTACATTTAATGTTGATGAAGCATTTATGTTAGAAATAGGAAATACAGGTACAACTGAGTTTGATGGATATTTTAGATTTTATAAAGATAAACAACAAATAATAGAAAATGCACAAGATTTAACAGACGCAACTAAATTTAAATGGACACGAGGTACAGTAAGTGGCAGTCTTAGTAAATATTACTATTGCACACTTCCTGATGATAGTGACCCACAATTAGATAATACAACTTCATTAATTATTGATGGAGTTACAATATATGCTGAACCAACGGCTAAACCTAATGCACCATCGTTTTTTATTAAGGATAATGATAGTTTAGGTTTTCAAACAATATATTTAAAAATAACTAATAGTGGTGGTGCAGATGGACAAAACCCAAATACATTTACAGGTACATTAACATTAGGTTCACCTGCTTTTGAAGTTAGTCACCCATACTTAGCAGATGAAATAAAAGATTTAAAATTTACACAATCTGCTGATGTTTTATTTATTACACACCCAAATCACCCTGTTAAAACTTTAAGCAGAACATCTTCAGCAGATAATACAAGTTGGGATTTTTCTGACTTTGATTTTTCTACTGGATTTCCACCTTTACAAGAAGAAAATACAAATAAAGATTTTAGAATAACTTCATCAAGTACATCAGGAACAACAACATTAACATCAAATTTAGATTTATTTGACGATAATCATGTAGGTGCATATTTTAAATTTAGAGCAATACGAGATAAAAGTAATAGTTCTATAACTGCAAATTACGCTAGTTCAAACATTTCAAATGCAGTTAACGTTTCTAATTCTAATTGGAATATAACTACTAATGGTACATGGTTAGGTAAAGTAACATTAGAAAGAAGTTTAGATGGTGGTATTAATTTTGAAACTTATATAATAGTTGGTGATACTTCGGGAAATGGTACAACTGCAGGGCAAAGTAATGCTAAAAATTTTGCAACATCATCAGAACAACCTGAGGAAAATAATACATTTATACGTGTAAGATATGACCATGTTAATAGTTCTGCAAGCACTCCATTTAATTTTTCTTTTGTTATTGAAAATCCTTATATTGAGTCTTTAGTACAAATAAGTTCTGTAACAAGTGCAACAGAAGCAACTGCAAATGTTATAAGTCCATTCCAAGATTCAATACAAGATTATACATCTTGGTCATCATCACAAGCATTTTCAGTAGGAACAAAAGTTCAAGTACAATCTCCTTTTGAGTTTACAACATTTAATGATGGAAGTAGCACTATTGATTTAAAAGATAACACAGAAATAGTTGTAGGTGGTTCAGAAGATAGTTCTCACTTAACTGACTTAAATAATACTGTGGCTTGTGCTTCAGGTAAAATATCTATATCAAGTATATTTGGAGAAAATGCAACTATATCAGCATCAGATGTAACACAAATTGCATATGACCACAATACAGAAATAGCTACTATAACAACTTCATCAACACATAGAATAGCTAAAGGAATGTCTGTAACATTTGATGGTATAACTTCTTCTACATTACCTCAGTTAAGTGGCGACCATATTATTACAGAACGAACAGATACAACTAATTTTAAAATAGCATTACCAAATGGTGGATTAAGTACAACTGGAAATTATGATATAACAAATGCATCTTTATCTTTAGTTAATCAACAATACTTTTTTGTACAAACAAATCCATCAAAAAATACATGTAGGTGTTTTAAATTTTTTATATCACCTGAAGATGATACAGTTACATTAGTTAAAGTAGCAAACTTAGGTGCAAATGATGCACAAGAAGATATTATAGATATAGCATTAGCAAATGATTTATTATACGTAATAGCTAGACCTGTTATACAAGATGCAAGATATTATAGGTTAGTATCATTTAATGCTAGAGATTTATCTTATAATGTATTTTATTGGCAACAAAATGAAGCGAGAGGTAGTATTGGATTAAGAGCATATAGAATGTATCCAAGAAGTATAGGATATGATAAAGCTTCTGATTCTCTTTATTACGCACAAGTTTCTCATGAGTACAAAACAGGTAAAAGTAGTTATAATCGTAATGTAAATTATATATTTAGATTAGGAACTAATGGTGCATTACTTGGAACTGATGTATTTCCTAATTCTTCAGTAAGTAGTCCGTTTATGTCAGATATAACTAGTGATGACTCAAATCCTTTTGCACTAGATACTCATAATCATATTATATCAAAAAGAGTATCAGGTGCTTTTTTACAAACTTTACAATCTTTTGATGTATCAGGACAATCAACAAGTAATACAGGTTTATTTTTTAATGCAACTCCTGAAACTGCTACATTAGATAACTCTCTTATAACATGTACAACTTTAGGTATTTTAAGAAAATATAAACCTGCTACTGAAACAAAATATTATGAATGTGTTAAAGAAATAGATTCTTCTACACCCACTTTTGCTAATACATTTATTGAACAATATAATGATGGTCATTGGAGACAACTTGAACCAAATATGAATAAATGGTCAGAGGGTGCATTTTCAAAATTTAGAGGTTTTCCATCTTGTTTAGCATTATATCAAAATAGAATGGTTTTTTCAGGAGTTTCTAGTTATCCTGATACAATATGGTTATCAAGAAGTGATGATTACAATAATTTTTTATTAGGTACATTAGCAACTTCTGCAATGAAACTTACTATAAACTCAGGAAACTTAGATAGTATACAATGGCTAGTACCACATGAAGCATTAATTATTGGAACATCAGGAAGTGAATGGTCTCTTGAACCTGAGTCAGATAGAACACCTATAAACCCTACATCTTTTGCATTAAACAGGAAAACAACATATGGTTCTAATACAACACAAGCAACATTAATAAATTCAGCAGTTATATTTGCTATGAGACAAGGACGTAAAGTAAGAGAATGGACTTATGATTTTAACCAAGATGAATTTATTGCACCTGATTTAACAATATTCTCAGAACATATAACAGAGGGTGGAATTACTAATTGGGCATATCAACAACAACCTGATAATATATTATGGTTAATTAGACAAGATGGTCAGTTACTTGGTTTTACATATGAAAGAGAACAAAAAGTATATGGGTGGCATAGACATACAGTAAATGATACAGGTAAATTTTTAAGTATTGGTATATTACCAAACTCACAAGAAGAGGACGAAGTTTTTTCTGTAACTGAATATGAAATAAATCCACCTGATTGGGTTTCTTCAGGTACATATCATTTAAATCAATACGTAGATTATAATGATGTTTGTTACATATGTATACAACCACATACAGGAAGAACATCAGTACCATCGTTTGATACTGAATATTGGAATGTATCACAAAAAAAACAAAGAAAAGTTGGTGTATTTAGAGAAAGAGAATTTACAGATTATACTTCAAATTATATTGGTGTAGATTTTTCAATTAAATTTGAGTCTCCTGCAAGTTCTGAACTTACTGGTTTAGATGAATTTGAGGGTAAAACAGTAAGTGTAGTAAAAGATGGTATTCCTGATACAACTACATATACAGTAAATGCAGGTAAAATAGATATAGGAACAACAGGAAGTACTACAGTTTATGTAGGATTAAATTATACTGCTTGTATAGCACCTATGTATCTAGATACTGAAACAACATCTACAACAACATTAGGTAGTAAAAAAGATGTACAAAATGCAACTATAAGATTTAAAGATACATTACAAGCAAAAGTTGGACAAACTAAGAATGACCTTGACAGTGTTGTTTTCAATTCAGATAATACTGCATTATATAGCGAAGATGCAGAAGTATGGTTAGCAAACGCTAGTGAGTTTTTAAAACTTATATATGTAATAAATGATACACCATCACCATGTAGTATATTAGCAATGATACCGAGAGTGGAGGATAGAAGATGATAGGTCAACTTATAGGTTTAGCAGGTTCAGTTATGTCTGCAAGAGCACAACGTGCTGAGGGTAAAATGCAAAGACAAGCATCTGAATACAATGCTAAGTTATTGCGTAATAAAGCAGAAAATATTAAATTTGCAAAAGAAGCTGAAACACAACAAAAAGTTAGAGACCAAAGAAAATTTAGAGCAAGACAACGTGCAGGTTTTTTATCTACTGGTGCTATGGCAGATGAGGGTACACCACTATTAGTTCAATTAGATGAAATAGCTAATATGCAATTAGATTTATTAAATGACAGAAGAACAAGAGAAATACAAAGAGAGGGTGCATTATCAGAAGCAGAGATGACATTGTACGAGGGAAGAGTTGCTGAAGCAACAGGAAAAGCAAGGTCAAGAGCAACACTATTATCAGGTGTAGGAAACTTTGTAAGCAGTTTGGAATAATATTATGGCTAGAATACCTTTATATGAAAAGAGACCATCGGTTAGTGCAGAGTACGGAGGTGCAAAATTAGACCCTAACGTAGCGTCATCATTAGCAAGAGCAGACCAAAACTTTGGTGAAGCAGTTTCAAAAGTTGGTAATCAAATTGCAGAACTAAAAACTAGAGCAGATGATGCTGATTATGAAACATTTTCTGTTGCTAAACAAGGTGAGTTAGAAGCATTACGTGTAGATGCAATGGTTAATAAAGGTGCAAGTTATGATACTGTCTATGATGATTATATAGCACCTGAATTAGATAAAATTGAAAGTGAAATAAAATCAAGAGGATATGGTTTACCTAATAGATATGTAAATAGATGGAAACTAGATAGTGAAAAAATAAGATTAAATGCACAAAAAGAACAAATAGCATTAAAATTAACAGACTATGAAGACAAAATTGTACAAGAAGCCAACATGTATTACAAAAATGATGACATGGAAACTGGCGATGCTAAAATTAAAGAGTTAGCAAAAATTGTTGGAGAAGCTAAGGCTCGAGACCATCAATCTAAAGGTAGATACAATTATGTACTAAATAAAATTATTACTACAAATGACCCAAATGAAATAAATAAAATTGTAAATGATAAAAAATATACAGACGCATTAACTTTTGCACAATTTAACCAATTAAAAAATCAGGCTATATATAGGCAAAAAACACTACTAGAGTCTAAGGTAAAGCCTGCTATGGATAATGGAGATAAGTTGCTAAAACAAGGCTTATTGGACGAATACTGGGTTGCTGACAACTATGCTAAAGGTAATTTAAATGCACAACAAGCAAATTACTATCGAGAAGCAATAGCATTACAAACAGAAAGATTTGCACAAGGATTAGTAGAAGATGCTGATGGTGATTTGTTAAGTAGACGTGGACAAAAAAGAGTAGCAAATGTAAAACGTAGAATTGTAAATTATATGAATGGTGAATTTAAAGGTGAAGCTTTAGATGAATTAGATGATATAATGTCAGATATAAACAAAATTAACCCAACACCAATGATACGTTCTAAATTATTATCACCTATTACAAATGCTATGGGTAATGAAAACACTGTAGGATTTTTTGTTGGTGGTAGAAATAAACATGATAGAGCATTTGATAATATAGAAGCAAGAGCAATGCTTGAATACACAAAACAATTTAATGCATTAACAGGAAGTATGCCTGCTGATTTAAGAGATACTTTATATACACAAACAATATTTGAATTAGAAGAATTTTTAAGAGGTATAAAAAAAGGAACATATGAAGTTGATGGACAAAAAATTAGAATAACTTCAGGTAAAGAAAAAGTACGTGGTGTTAATTTATATAACGAAGTGCAAAAAGATGATAATGAGTCAATAGCATTTCAAAATGAAATTAATGTTGCAGTTAGACAAGTATTAGCACCAGTAAGACAAAAAGCAGTTGTTATGCCTTTGAAGCCTAGTATAAAAACTCTCCAAGTACAATCTGACCCATTAGATGAATTTTTCCCTGTAAGAGATAATAATGAAACAAACTGATTTTATATTAAGAGGACAAGAAAGAGGTTACTCTAAAGAAGAAATTGCAGATGCAAGAGATAAGTTCTATGCACAAGGTTATTCTTTTGATGATGACCCTAAACCACAATTTACTCCACATGCAACACTAAACGATAGTCTTAGTGAGTCATTAGATGATAAACAAAATAGTTTATTCGATGAACACGAAAAAGCTAAAACAACATTACATGCGTTTGAGGGTTCAAAAATTGGAGACACACAACAACAAATAGAGTCAGGTGTAAAAGCAAATACATATGACGATATGATAAGAAAAGAAAGAGGTCTTAGTGAAGATGAACCCATTGATTATCCAACAGTACTTAATGAGAAAAAAGCACAGTATACAGAAGAAGATGACGAATATACTGTTAGCAATGAAGATAGATATATTAATGCTAATCCTGAAGCTTCAAAAGAAGTATCTAAAGTGGCGAACAAAGGGGTAAATATATATAGTTTTTCATTACCACTTAGACAAGTTGTTTTAAAAGATTATGCACAAAAAGCATTAGATGGAAAAAATAATGATGTTGAATATGATACTTTTGGACAAGTAGTAAAAGGTAGTGGCGATAATACAGGTGCATTTGATTATGGATTATATCAAATAGATATAGACCAACGTGTTGCATTACAAAGTGCATTAAATGATAAACAACAAGTATTTGATTTAATTAGGGAGGCAAATGAAGTACAACGAACTATTGGTAGTGCTTTTGATTATTCTGATTTATCTTATTTCAATCCAAAAAGGGCTTTCAGAGGTGCATTACAATCAGCACCATTACAACTTGAACTTGGTGTAATAGCTACACCTTATGCAATAGGTTCAGCAATAACAGGAGCATCAGCACCAGTAACTGGAGGTGGAGGTGCAGTAGCATCTACAGTAATAGCAAATTCAGGTAGACTAGCTACAACTGCATATCTTCAACAACAAGGTGCAGGTTCTATGTTACGTGCATATTTAGAAGATAAAACAATAGACCAAGTATCTGATGAAGAATTTAAAAGAGCAACACAAATTGCTAATGTAGCAGGTGTTCCTTATGCATTAATAGAAAGAATAATCGGTCTTCCAAAATTTAAAGGATTTGATTTTGAAAAAATTACAGGAGGTGCAACAAATAAACGTTTATTAAAGTTTGTTATGAACAAAGCAATGACAGATAATAAATTTTTTAAACTGTTAACTAAAGGTGGTACTATTGGTGCATATCGTGTATTAGGAGAAGCACTTGAAGAGGGCTTACAAGAAATAGTACAAGAGTCTACAGGTATGACATTAGAACAAATGAACCCTGATGTTAATTTAGTAGAAGATATTGCAACAGGTGTAGGTAAACAATTAAATGCAGAAACATTAGGTGGGTTAGCAAAAGATGGTGGAGAAGCATTTGTACAATCAATACCACAAATTATAGTTAGTATGGGACTACCTACTACTATAGAAACAATGCAAACAGATGAGTTTAAAGCAGTTGCTGATGAAGTAATGCTTAATGTAAATCAATTAGAAAAAGACCCTGTAAAAAGAAAAGCTAATATTAAACAAGAATTAATTAGTCGTGGTGTACAAGAAGATTTAGCAGATGAGTTATCAGAAGAAGCTATACTAGCAAAATCATCAGAAGATATAAATAATGTATTAGTTAAAGTAAATAGTGCAGTTGGTGAACTTACAGATACAAATGATAAAGGAATAAAAGTATTTGCAGAAGATGACTGGAATGAATTAGCAAATATGACAGATGAAGACTTGACTGCATATATAGAAAACTTTCCTGAAATAGAAGATGATTTTTACAAAGGTATAAATGGAGATAAAAAAAGTCGTATATTATATAATTCATGGGCAAAAAATAATAAAGATACGGCATATGCAGAATTTTTAATTAGAAATAAAAAAACAGATAATAGATTTGGTATAAGTAAAATTGATTGGCAATCATCAATAGATACTACTTTTATAAGAGATGTTATCTATTCTAATAAATATGATAACTTTATTGATACTAAATATCGTAAACAAGGTGAAACTTTAGAAAATGCAAAAAGAAGATTTGTAATAGAAAAAAAACAAGTTAGAGAAAATGCAGTAAATAGTCAAATTGCTAGAGCAAGAAAATCATTATCAAGAATAGCACCTAACGTTAAGTTTGTTACATACAATACAACGCAAGCATTTACCAAAGCTACAGGAAGTACTGGTGCAGGCTTTTATAAACAAGGTGTTGTACATGTTAATTTAGAATTAGCTAATCAAAGAACTGTAGGACATGAAACATTCCATGCATTATTAGCATCACAATTTAACACAGAAAATACACAAAAAAAATTACAACAAATATTTGATGTTGTACAAAAATCAGGTAATGAAGAATTAGTTAGACAAATAAATAATTTTAAAAATTTATATTCTGATTTATCTAATGAAGACCAAATAGAAGAAGCTATTGCAGAACTTGCAGGTATATTATCATCGTCTTATAAAAATGGATTACCAACTGTTAGACCATTAATATACAGAATGGTAAGAGACTTGTTATCTTTGGTTGGTGTAAATATAAAAGAAAATGAAGAACAAGAAGTATTATCGTTTTTAGATACAGTAAGTAGAGGATTTGCTACTGGTAAAGTATTAAATGAAAAAGACATAATGTTTATTGTGCCTAATGAAAGAGACTCTAATAATAAAGAATATGGTAAAGAGCAAAGAAAGATATATGAAACAGAGGGTAAACAAGTAGCACCTAAAAAAACTAAAGCACCTAAAAAATCAATCAAAGCTTATAAGTTATTTAGAATAGGTGAAGATAATAAATTATATCCATTATATGTTTATTCAAAAGAAGCAGTACCTGAAAATGAATGGGTAGAAGCAAAAGTAGGTGAAATAGATAAAAAGACAGGTAAAGTAAAAGGTGGTGAAATAAAAAATCTTGCAATGCGAGCAGGTTGGCATGCAACAGATGAAGTAACTGCTACTCAAATAGGTGGTAAAACAGAACGTTATGGTAGTATTGATTATAGAAAACCTAATACTGTATGGGCAGAAGTAGAAATATCTGCTGATGTTAATTATCAAGAAGAAGCTAATGCTAGTAAAACAAGAGATTTAAGAGATAAGCTACCTAAAAATGGTTTTTACTATTTTAAAACTAATCCAAATGCTACTGGTAATTGGGTAATTGGTGGTAAAATGAAAATAGTAAATCGTTTATCACAAACACAAAAACAAGTTTTATACGACAATCAAGGTTATGCTGATTTACCATATTTAGATGAACTAATTATACAAAATGGATTAACTTTTAATACTTTAACAAAAGTAGCACAAGGTATACTTAAAAAGTTTTATCCTAATTTACATGCAGAAATGCAAAACAATCCTGATGCTAAAGTTTTACAAGCACCAACAGAACCTGAAATACCTTATATAGATAATTATGGAATAGAAGATGGTAAAGAACAAAGAGTAAATACTGCCGTTAGTTATGTATCAGCAGAAGATAAAACAATAATAGGAAAATCTGATGTTGGTTTAAATAGAAGAGCAAAACCTGATGCAAAAATTAAAGCAAGGTTAGAAAAAAATAAAAAAATATTTGAAACTGCAAAAGAGGGAACAAAAAGAAAACAAAAAGCAAAAGAAACAATAGAAAATATAAATACACAATTAGAAGTAAATGTTGAAGCTAAAGAAAGTTTAATAGAAATATTAGTTTATGGTTTACCAACTTATATAGGTCAAGTCTATTTAGATAGAAGAGAAATAGAGTTGATTGGAGATAGAATTTCAAAAAATGAAACTAAATTAAAAAATGAAACTAATCCTGCTAAAGCAGAAAAAATTAAAAAAAATCTAGATAGAGATAAAAAAGAATTACCTTTATTAAGAGCAAGATTACAAAGATATGAAGATAATCCTGATTTATATGATATACCTGAAGTAGAAAAATTACTTAATAAAAATATAGATATTGATGAACGCTTAGAAATTATGACGGAAATTATAAAAGGTAATTTAAAATATTTATATGATAGCGTTCCTGAACGAATTAGAAAACGTTCTAAACTATGGTATGATGGTGCTAATGCTATAGCAAAAACTTTAGCAGAACAAAGTGGTTTTAGTTTAGCACAAGTATCAGCAGTTTTAGCAACACAATCACCACAAAAAGACTGGTTTCAAAATATACAACAAGGTGCAAATATAATTGATGTTATTTTAAATGACAGTGGCACAATATTTAATGAAGAAGATTTTAAATTTGGTATAGAAAAATTTCTTAATGTAGATACAAAATCTGAAGAAAGAAAAAGAAGACAAATGCTTCCAAGATTACAAGGTAAAAGTATTAATGAATTAATGAGGTTACCTGAAAACACTAAACAAGAAAGAGAAAGAAAAGAAATTTTAGTTGGTGCATTAGTTAGAATTATATCTACAGAACGTCATGGTTTAGAATTTGATGTAGTTTCTCCTGAGGGTGTTGCACTAAGAGAACAAACAAAAAATAATGGAGAAAACGCTAATCATGGGTGGGGAAGTTTTGCTGAAATATATGATGGTGTATCTGTTTTATTTGATGGTAGCATGGAAAATATTTCCAATAGTTTAGGTGTAGGACATAAAGTAAGAAGTTTTTATAATAATATATTTGACCCTACTAATTCTTCTGATGTAACTATAGATACACATGCTTTTAGTGCAGGGTTGTTAACACCACATTCAGCAAATAGTTTTGCAGTAAAACAATTATTTAAATCTCGTTTTGCATTTAAGGAAAATGCAGATGAAAGAAGTCAGATTGTATATGCTTATATGGCAGATATATATAGAGATTTAGCAAAAGAACTTGGATTAAAAGCAAGAGAATTACAATCTATAACATGGGAAAAAATAAGATTATTGTTTCCTGATGATACAAAACAAAGTATAATAGATGACTTAAATAACAGAGGTAAAGTAGATGAATGGTTTGACCAACGAAGAGAAGATTATCTTATCAGCAGACGTGGAATCGGTAGCGAATATGAATGGGTTAACGTTGACCTTAGAGCAAATAGAGAGGGTCGTGGAGAGTCAAGAGACATTGATGGAAATGTTCGGGGACGACTTAACTACAGAAAATCTTCTGACTCTGAACGGCTACGACCTGTAGTTACAGTTCCTATTGACCTTGCTGAAAATCCTACAAAACAATTAGAATTATTTCCTGAAGAAACAAAACAAATTATATTTGATGATGGAAGAGAACAAAGAACTCCTGATAGTGAAATAGATGATATAGATTTTACATTCGGTGGTATGGCTGACTTTGGTTTAAATCCTGAAGACTTTACTAATGGTGGCACTTCTGTAAATCAACTATTACAAAATGCTATAGATTTATTTGGTCGAGATGCAGATGGTGTATTTAGAATTGATATACTGGCTAAAAACATGCTTAAAGAAGCAGTCATTATATTATCTAATCCTGATGAAGCTAGAATTAATGCAACCATACAAGCAGGTATAGGTGCAGTTATGGGTGCTTTAAGGCAAACACAAAAACAATTACGTAAAGACCTAGAACAAAAACGTTCTACAGATAATGATGAACTCGAAGCTACACAAGCACAGTTAGATAATGTATCTCAAAGAATAGATGATTTGGCTTCTGCTATGATTGTTATAGGAAGTATAAGTGGTACAACATTGATAACAAGAAGATGGTTGTCAGGAGCATCAAACTTTGAAGAAATAGTAAGAAAAGCTATGTCAGCATTAGGTGGCTCTATAACACAAGAAGATATTGATTTTATTAATGATACATTTAGAAATATACAAGAAGTAGAAGATGAAATAGATGATGTTAATGATGCAGTAGATACAACTGTAGAAGACCAAGTTGATGAATATGTAAAAGATATATATAACCAAGCTACTCAAACAGGTAAAAAAGGTGAGAAGTTTAGAGAAAAAATAGCACAAGGTTGGGAAGATATATCAAGTAAAATTGGTAAAGTAAGTGCAAAAATATTTAGTGTATTTGGTGGTAAAGAACAAAAGATTGCTGATGATAGATTTAAAACAGGGTTTTTAGATTTAGCAAACTATGAGGGTAGAGAAGATGTATTTATAGCAAGACTTGCTGAAAGAATTATATTGAATGGTGTTGAAGACGGAATACAAGTTTCTATTGATGATATTGTAAAAGGTATACAAGATGTATTAGGAGAAGATTATACTAGACAACAAATATTAACTGCTATTGCTAATAATACATTACCTGCATTTGATTTAAAGAAACAGTATATTGCAGTATTATCACTAATTAAAATATCTGCAAATGCAGAGACTGGTGTTTCTAAACTTGCAAAAGAATTATTTAATCTTAGTAAGAAAACAACTAGTATAAAAACAGTAAATCAATTTATAGCAGAGTTAGATAAACTACAAGAAACATTAGAAACATTGTCACTGTCTGTCACTAATATTGTCACTGACCAAGACTTAGATATTATACGACAAAAGATACAAAAGTTAAAAAATACAACTGCTACATTTAGTAAAAAGAATATACCTCAAGGTGAAAGACAAGAACTTGTAGAAGAAGCATTAGCAGAACTAGATGAACTAAAACAAATGCTTAGATTACAAGCTGAAATAAAAGAGTTACAAAGAATTATTGACGAAGAAGATTATAGTACATTACTTAAACCTAAGAAATCTAGACCTAAGACATTAAAAATATTAGAACTAACTAAAAAACGTAATGCATTAAAAGAAAAGATAAATACAAGATTAAGAAAAATAACTCAACGTAGTGAAAAAAATAAAGTCGGTAAGCCAATTAAAATAGCAGGAAAAGAATATCAATTATATAAATATCAAATTGCTGATGCTATTGGTTTTCCTCGTTTAGCATTAACAATGGCAGATATGTCAGCAATACTTAGACAAGGACTAATATTAACACCTAGATATTTACCAGTATTATTAGCAAAAAATCCTGCGTTTAGAGATAAATGGAATAAATCGTTTATGTCATTCTTTAGTGGTACAACTGCTGAAGAAATAGATTTGTTTGTAAGAGAGCAAGCAAGAAAATATGATTTAGAAGCACTAGGATTATTCTTACCTGAAGTAGGTGGTGGAGTAAGACAAGGTGAAGAAGCTTTCTCTTCTAACTTAGGTGATAGAATACCTGTATTTAGAGAAATAAGACAAATGTCAGAAAGACATTATGTTGGATATATTAACTTATTAAGAGTTGGTGTAGCAGTAGATTTCTTAGAAAGACATCAACGTACAGGAGTACTAAGTGTAGAAGCACAAGAGTCATTTATGAACTTTATTAATATTGCAACAGGTAGAGGTGACTTAGGAAGTTTAGGAAGAGCAACTGATATATTATCTACAGTATTATTTTCACCAAGATTTACTGCATCTAGAATACAAGTAGCACCATCGTCAATATATAAATATAAAAAGTATCCTGAGTTAAGACAAGACTTAATGACAACTTGGTTAGCGTTCTTAGGTACAGGTGCAGTAATATTAGCATTAGCATCATTAGCAGGTGCAGAAGTAGAAGAAGACCCTGAAGAAGCAGATTGGGGTAAAATTAGAATAGATGATATGCGATGGGATATTTGGGGTGGTGTTCAACAACCAATGAGAGTTATAGCAAGAGCAATTAAATATGGCGTTGATGATGACTCTGTTAATCGTAACTTTCAAAACGTAGCAACATTTTTTAAATATAAATTATCTCCTCCTTTTGGTATTACTCATGAATTATTATATGGTGAGGATTGGGTTACAGGAGAAGATATTTCAGTACCACAAGCAGTTGGTGATGCATTAACACCAATTATATTACAAACAGTTAGAGATGCTTATATGAATGAACTTACTCTTACAGAGGGTGCTATGTTAGCAATTCCTGAGTTCTTTGGAATAGGTTCTAGCGTTTATCAAAGTAACAGACGAGGAGGAGGGTCATCAGGTAACTTATTTTAAGAATAATCTTGACATGACCATTTAAGAGTTTTATTAAATATTAACCATAATTCGAGAGACACAGTGAATGAGATAATAGAAAAAACAACAGTAGGAGTACTTGGATTTATAAGTAGTATAACACTATCTACAGTAAATGCAGTGCTATCAGCATTAGTAGCAATATTAACTATAATATACTTAGTAGTAAGCATTAATAAAAAGTTAAAAGAATGAGTAATAGACCAAAGAGAAAAAGAACTGTAGTTAATATGGTCAAAGCAGATAAGAACCCTACAGGTGGATTATCTCAAAAAGGTAGAGATAAATATAATAAAGCTACTGGTGGTAATTTACAACGTCCTGTTACAGGTAAAGTAAGAAGAGGCACAAGAGATGCTAAAAGACGTAAATCATTTTGTGCAAGAATGAGTGGTATGAAAGGTGCTTTGAAAGATAGTAAAGGTAGACCAACTAGAAAATTATTAGCATTAAGAAAATGGAAATGTAGAAATTATGCCTGATACAGATTTTAAAATAGGTGAGGGAACAGATATTACGATACCATTGCGTAATCTTTTATCTATTATAGGTGGTGTTGCTATTGCAGTTATTGGTTATTTTCATGTTGATGAACGTATTATGTTACTTGAACATGAGCAAGTTAGAATGCTTGATGATATAAAAGCTAACGAGCAATGGATTGATGAGTGGGAGTCTGATGGAATACTACCATTAGATGTAGAACAAAATATGAGAATAACTTTTATTGAAAAAAAACTGGAGGAATTGAATGAGTAGAGTAAATGAAGCAGGTAATTATACTAAACCTACAATGAGAAAAACTTTATTTAATAGAATTAAAGCAGGTAGCAAAGGTGGTAATGCAGGACAATGGTCTGCTCGTAAAGCACAGATGTTAGCTAGAATGTACAAAGCTAAAGGGGGAGGGTATAAATAATGCCATTTAATAAATATACAGATAAACAAAAAAAACTAGCAAGAATATCAGAACCAAGAGATAAAATTACAGGTGCTGATTTTAAAAAATTACGTAAAGGTAAGAAGAAAACTTTACTAAGTGAGGCATAATGTCAGCGTTAAGAAAACCACAAACTATGTTACGTAAATGGGGACAACAGAAATGGAGAACCTCTGATGGAAGTCCTAGTAAAGGAAAGAAAAGATACTTACCTGATAGTGCATGGAAAGCTTTAAGTAAATCACAAATAGCATCTACTAATAGAGCAAAAGCAAAAGGTGATGCAAAAGGAAAACAATTTGTAAAACAACCAAAGAAGATAGCAGAATTAACTAGAAAGTATAGGGTGTAATATGCCAAACGGAATAGCAAGATTAAATAAAATGGAATTACTTCATACAGGAAGTTTAACAGGTACAACTCCATCGAGTGCTATTAATGTTCCTTCAAATACAAGATATATTATTATAGCAAGTGATTCAACAGTACCTTTAAATGTAGTTAACGACTCAGATGGTGAGGGTATACCTAGTATAACTTTGTATCCAAGAGGTACAGGAACTGCAGTAGGTATATATGAAGAATTTACTTTATGTGATGCAAAATTATTAATTAGAGGAACACAAGCTAACGTAAAATGTAAAATAGAAGTAGTAAGATTTTTGACAAAATAGGAGCATAGTATGATTATTGACCCATCAGGATTAGCAGTAGGTGCAGATTTAATAGGAAATAAAACAACTGTAAGTGATTCACCAATCGTTTATTGTTGTAACAGAAAAAACCAAGATGCAGGTTTTATACATTTATTAGATACTAGTGATAATACAACAAGAACTGCAAGCTTAGCAATACCTGCAAATTGTGGAATAATTATTAAAAAGGAAGCTGACCAATTTATGTTTACATCTTCAGGTGTTCAAGGTGGTGGGGCAAATAGTAATATAAGTTTAACACCAATAAGGTATGGAACATGATTGAACTATTAAATGGTTTTACTAACGATTCATTAGGTAGATTACAAAGAAGTTTTAATAGCTATAATAATAGAGGTAATTTTAATGTGGCTCTTAATCTTCAGATTAGTAGTTTATTTGTAAGAGCAACTAGTATGGTTTCTTCTGATAGTATAGAACAAAATCGTTTTGTTTTTCTTGTTGATGGAACAAGTGGAAATAAGTATGCTTCATTTGCAGTACCTGCACAAAGAGATATTATATTTAAAGTAAGAACATCACATGATAAATATTTTTCATCAATGGATATAGATGGTACAGTAAGTGACCAAATTCTAAATGGTATATTATTTTCAACAGTAAGATTTGCTAATTCAACTGTTGAGCCAAAATCACATGCAAGATTATAAATAAGAAAGGTAATTATGGACGCATCAGTATTAAGTTTATTAGGAGGAGGTTTATCAGGTTTTATATTTAAACTAATAGGTAACCTTGTATCAGCACAACAGGAACAAACAAAGATGTTATTATCAAAACAAGAAGCATCTGATATATCTCATGACAAAGCATCAGTAAGAGGTGGTGTTTGGGTTAGAAGAGGTATAGTAGCAACTATATTATTTGCAGTTGTTATAGCACCATTCATTATAAGTTTTACAGAAGTTGGTATTACTATTCCAGTAGAGAAAGGAATGTTCTTTTGGAAGAAAACAGTATACGAAACTTTATCAGGTTTGCTCGTACACCAAAGCGTATATGATTCTCTTTATTGCATAATTGGGTTTTATTTTGGCTCGAGCACTATATCTAGAAAATAAACGTTAAGAGGTTATCGTAAGGGTCGTTCATTACCCTGTTCCTATGGTGTTTGGTCAGCATCATTAAAACCTTTAAAATGACCAATTAATTATTAACAAGTTATTAACAGGAGAGGTATGTCTATGTATCGTATTGTTCACAAAGAGTCAGGTAAAGAAGCAACAGTTGAGGTAAAAGGTTTTGATAGAGATGAAATGATAAGAAAGGCTAGTGAACAAATCGGTATAGAGATAAGTCCCACCGAAGTGGGACACATTCGCATACTACCTCTTTAGGATTTTTTTGTATGCTACACCTCGATAAGTAAGGATAACTTCCATTGATAGACCTCCCAATGTTAGCGTTCCTTCAGTCACTTTGACCTACTTCCGACCATACAGGTTGAACGAGTTATAACTAAATTCCTTATAGGATTTAAACAAAGAAGTCAAGACCAAAAAAAAACTAGTTTTTATCATGGAACTAGTAAACCATTTATGGGCATTGCTTCATCGCATTGAAGCACAAATTATTTTGAATTTTTTTTATGATAGAACTCTACATAGCTTCCACATTGTGGACAAGTAAAGTTTGATACTATATTAAAAACTTCTGCGAGTTCATCAGAAACTTCATCTACCATATGGTCGCCACCCCATATTAGTTCTGTATCGCAAGACCAACAATTCATTACATTCCCTCATCTATAGCATGTTCATCTACTTCAACTTTAGGTAACTCTGCAGTACCTGTTAGTTTAAAATTATCAGGTAGACTATATATTTGTTTCAGCATTTCTTGAAACATATGAGTAGCATCTTCCTGAGTCCATGCGTTTTTATCTTTGAAACCAAAGATACCTGTATCGTCTTCGTAAGTTAATTTAATCATAATGACATTACCTCGTTAATTGCAGTTTCACCTTTCAAAACTATTCCACAACCTATTGCAGGTTTCTTAGCATGTTTACAATATCCCATTGCATAACTTTGTGCATCAATACCACAACCTACTTGCATACCAAATACACTTCTGTTCTTTCCAAAACTCCAATGAGTATACATTTCAGTATGTAAATGACCTTGAACTATTGATGTCATCTCTAATAAAGACCTACTTCTAGCAGTACCATTTTCACCATGAATATAACACACACCATCAATATCAACGAAGTCTGTAAATATCCAATTAGGTGTTTCTAAAACTTCAGCATATGATTTTATCCATCGTTTAGGTACACCTGATGACATAGATTTTCTAAACACCATTCTGTCATGATTACCTATAGTAACATGTGCTTCAGGAAAAGCTTTGTAATATGGTGCTAATCTAATAATTGCACTTTGTAATTCATCATCAGCACCCATACCATTAGGGTCTGTTTCATGATAAGAAGCAAAGTGATTATCTATTAAATCACCTATAAAAACAACAGTGTCACAAGCATGTTTCATATACATATCAGAACAGAAATCTAAGTAACCATTTAAATCAAACGGACAATGTAAATCTCCTATAACCAGTACGTTTCTTCCACCATTTAATTTACATCTTTCCATTGGTGTTGGAATAGAAGTCTCTGCTTTTAAATATCTTAATGCTCTTTTAACTGACTCTGCTGATATACCATATTCCATAGCAGTTTCAAATATACCAATGTCATCTACTCGTTCTTTTATCTCTCTACATCTTGCAATACTATAAGCCATTACTACCTCCCTTTAAGTTACTAGTTCCATAAACATACAAAAAAGTACTGTTGCAAATAAAAATAAAAAAACTAAATACATAAAATCATCTGTGTTCATTTAATAATTCCTCATATTTATCTTTGTACTTTTGTTTAATTTCATCTAACTCCTGAATAGACCATCTTGTTTCGGCAGGCTTTCTTGATATAAAACATTTTTCTTCAAACCATTCTTTACCATATTTATCTATCAGGAATATTGCATACTCTGATAGTCTTCCACCATGAATACAATTACATGATTGGCATTGACCATAAACTAAATCCTCATCAAATAAAATATTCTTACTTCTTCCTGCAATACCATGTCCTGCTTGCAGTGTGTTAAATCCTTTATAATATTTAGTAGGAACAGTATCTTTACATGTTACGCATACACATCTATCTGTTGTTCCTGTAGTAGCGATTGAGTCCCTGAGCCGAATGTATTTTGAGAACATATCCCAAGCACCCTTTTTTGCTGATTTAATTGTACGTTTTCTAGGCATAAAAAAAAGCCTGACATATGAAAGGGTCAGGCAACTCCTCGTTGAGATTTGAATAAGTTATTCATTGATACAGTCATACTCTGTCGTTTCTTTAAAATGGTATCTCTTCAGCCATGTCATCTTTAATGGCTTCAACAGACTCATCTTGATGTGAAGTTGCATTATGATTTAAAGAATTAAAATATTCTTGAAGTTCTTTATCACAATCTTTTGCATTTTCAATTTCATCTTTTGATAGTTCAATACTTTCCCAAACAGGATATTTAAATCTACCTATAGTTTGAACTGAACTATTAGTTAAATCAGAATTGTCACCATACTTACCCTCTATCCAAAGGTTAGCAGACTTTCCTTTTAACTTAATACAAACAATACTACCAATAGGTACATCATCTATATCTTCACATAACATTGCATAAATATTTTTACGATATGTTATTCCCTCATCTTTTAGTTCATCTTTAATATCAGAGTATGTACCTCTTTTATGTAAAGTTTGACTTCCATCTTTTCTAACATAGACAGAAATATCTTCATTAGATTGTCTGAAGCCTGTTGAATAAGCAGTGCCTCTATCACCTAACCAACCCTCAACACTAGACATTTGGTCTAGCACTGCAAAACGCATTGGTTTTTCTAGAAAGCTTACTTGCTTATTAATATTATCCCACATCTTGAACTGTCCATTCTGTGCATTCCATTCAATAAATGCAGTTGTTGGATTTTGTACTGATGTAGTTTCTTCTACTGGATTTGTTCTACTCATCTTTAATTTTCTCCTTTAAAAAATACGAGGGTACTCTCTCATGATTTCCCCACGTGTGTCAAGCACTAATGCCATTCTTTATGTATAAAAGTTTGATAGTTTTGTTCAAACTCCAAACTAGCGACAGGACTAATTCCTTGTCTGTTCTTTTGGAATTTACATATTACATGTTCGCCTTTATAATCAAGGTTACGAGCAATATGGTTACCATCTACCTTAACTCCCTCATAAGGAACATTCATTAGATATATAATAATATCAGCAATATTCTCAACGTTCTTAGAATAAGCAATACCACCATCACTATTAGGGTGACTGAGTACTACTACAGGTATCTTAATATCATCTCTTAATGCTTTTAACTGATGAATAATATGGTCATACATTGAAGTACGAGAATCATATTTTTTATCAGGATTAATACATAATAGATTATCTATAAACAGAATGTCAGCACCTGCTTTTTTCTGTGCGATACCCCATGCTCTTAACTCTTCTATATCCATGCCACCATCGACAATTTTATAGTTCATTTTCTTTATATGTCTCACTGCTTTTTCTGAATTACTTTTTTCATTATCAGTAATGAATCCTCTAGTTCTCATAAACCAAGTATCAACTTGATATTGACTTATAAATCTAGGAACTAACTCAGAACGTAACATTTCTAGTGATGCTAATGGTGAAACAAAACCATTTACATGCAGATGAAAAATCCATTGAAGTATCAATGCAGTTTTACCTGTACTTCTAGGTGCATGAACAATGATTAATTCATTCTTCAAACGACCTAAATGATTTGTCCAATCATTAGACCACCAATTAACATTACCTGACTCACCTTTTGCACAAGCATCAATAAAATCTTTAGCATGTTCATGAAGAGGTTTATCTACAACTTCATTTACATTTAAAGATATTAAGTTACTCATAACAGAGTCAGAACCACTTTCATGATTATATGCTTTTGATAAACCATCATTAAAAATTTTAATCTCTTTTCTTAATTTAGATTTTTCTAAAACAATATCTTGATAAGCATTATAATGACTAGGAACAATAGTTGAATCCATAAGTTCTAATAGATAATCTTCACCACCTACTTGACTTAATAAATTATTATCATTTAATTCATTCCTAATCGTAATAGCGTCTAACGTTTTATTATTTATATACATCTCCTGTAACTTTCTAAACAAGACTTGATGTCTCATCATATAAAAGTCATCAGGTTTTAATCTGTTCTTTGTGAATGAATTAGGGTCTAACAATATAGACCCCAATACACCACACTCAGACTCGTTGTCATATGGAGTTTCTTGTTTCATATCTCAACAATCTTTCTTGGTTCACTTTCATTTATAATTTCGTCCAACCACATTTTATTGGTAGGGTTTATCCAAGCTTGGAAATCTTTCCTGTATACCTTATTAGGTCTGCTTTCAATATATGGTATTATTTTATCCTTTATAGACTTGTGGTCTTTATTAGATAATCTATTCCAATATTTTAATGCAGTAGGTTTATTACCTTTACAACCATATAATTTCCAACACTCTTCAAATAAGTTAATATTCTTATTGTTAATATTCTTATAGTTAGTGTCCACCTGAGGAACTACCCCTTGTACATTTTCTGTACTAGAGGTTGTACGTTTAATGAACACCCTATACCTATTTGAAGTATAACCTCCATCATCACGTTTAGTTTGTGTCTTTTGTATATAACCCAAAGACTCTAACTCAGCAATGTGTTTGATTAATGTTGTTCTTGAATTGATACCACACTCTTTAGATAAAAGACTGAGAGATGGGAAACTAATCCCACTCTCATTGTTTGTATGATATATCAACCAAGATATAATTACCTGTTTGTATGGGTGCAATCCCTTTAATACTTTAGAGGGAAAGATACCGAACTCACCTGTAGTGTACGTCATATTCATTATTCAATCTCCTTGTATTTAAATATTAAACCACGAACATGTGGGTAACGTCCACTTAATTGTCCAACAATATGCGACCTATCAATATTCAATCTTCTTGATGCTTCACTAATTGAGTCAAAGCTTAACAGGAATTGACCTGTTAAAGGACTACGTGAATATTTTAGTTCCCATATTATGTTTTCATCTTGAGGTTTATGTTCCTTAAACATTTTTTCTATCCGATATTCTTTAATATCTTTTAGTTCAATAGGACATGATTTACCTAATCTTTTTTGTCTCATGCTAATGCCTCCATTGGAAATTTAACACCCAATATATCAAGTGCATCTTTAAGACGAGACACTGCAATATAATAATTATGCCACTCGTCCCAATCAACAATACTACAAGAATAACCCTGTTTATTATTTCCACCAAAGGCAACAACCATTCCAACAGGAGTAGTATATTGAGAAACATTGTTATACCATGTCTTCACATAGAATGAACACTGTAGTCTATGTTTATCAGTAATTTTTTTACTTGTTTTCCAATCAATAATGGCAACTTTTTCAACACCTTTATGTTCAATGTAAGCAAGCATATCATACTGTCCAGTTATACCTAACTGGCTATCGACAAGTCTTTCTTCCATTGAGATAGGTCTGACTTTATATTTTTTCATAAAGTTAAACCAACCCTCAGGAATATCTTTGCAACACGCCATTTGACCTGACTTACCACCCTTGTAATCTTTGTAGGTTTGTAGTGCTTTAGGGTCAAATATATCTAGTCCATCTCTAAAGACATTATATTTAATATAACATTCTATAGCCTTATGAACCTCAGTACCTTTGTCAGCAGTTTTTTGTAATGCATTTTTATAACCATCAAATGAGTCAGCATTTTGAAATGCCCACCTGATAAGTCCATCGACATTACCTGTATAATTCAGGTAACTTAGAATAGAAGATATTCTTGGTTTTAATTGTCCAACTGCAGGAGAAAAATTTTCTTCTTCTTTAGCCTTACCTAAACCAATCTTAACACTACCTAGTTTACCTTTATGTTCATCATTCCAATTATTACCACCATCTTCAGTATAACCATAAGACAGGACTGTGCCTATCTTATAATGAAGTGATGACTCTTGGAGAGTTTTTATACTAGGAACATATCCTAATTTATGATTGTTCCAATATACTGCGACTGCATTTTTATCATGCTTGTTGTCAGGCTCAGCAACTAACTTGACTGCTGAACCAACAACAGGTCTCAATGTTTTTACATCATCATTAGATGTATCTGCAATAAGACCTCTAACTCCAAATGTTATCATTAGAATAAACCTCCCTCTTTGGCTCGGTCTGTTTCTGAATCAACCATCTTGAGCATAATTACATGATTATATATTTCTGATAATTCTCTCATGTCAGGCTCAACATCAAATATAATTTGACAATGAGTATCACTAACAGGGTGAACTTTAGACTTTCGTAATGTAAGTACCATCACGTCAGACTTCTCTTTGTATTCGATTTTCATTTTATTCCTCTTTAACTTGCGAACCGAAACTATATCAGTTCTATTTAAATCTAAAAATTGGGAGGGTTGCCACACCCTCGTTTATGGCTATGAATTTACAAGTTTGTATTCTTCATTTTTATCGTACTGTAAGTCGTACCAAGCGTCCTCAGAAATTTCAAACGTCTCACCTTTATGTGTGACTAGAACTGCATCGGATTTATCATAGTACTCATCACTTATAGGACAAAGAAACTCTTCTTTATCTAAGGTAATACTCATATCTCCTACGTAGTCCTTAAATGAAACTTCTTCTACTACATAATTATTATGTAATGGACAACGAATGGTACATTCATTTGCTTTTTCATGTGCTTCTTCTTCACTTGATGCTTCTACTTTTATATACACATAAAAATCTATTTCTTTTTTTATGGTATATGTATTCTTAGTTTTATTTTTCATTTGTTCCTCTTAATTTAGAAATGATAACAATTATTTTCTCGGTAAAATTACAACATAAATCACTATGTTTTCTATCAAGTGTTCGGAGTAATTTACCAATTCTATATTCATTTTCCATTGTTAGTGTTTTTACTTTAATAAGTAATTTTATTAGTAATCTTTTCATTTGTTCCTCTCAACTGCGAACCGAAACTGTATCAGTTCTATTAAAAAATTGGGACGTTTTTTAACTGAACGTCATAACAGTATATGATTTTATTTCACAGGACAAGATTTATTTTCCTCTATTATTTCCTCTATTATTGTTTGTTTAACTTTGTCTAATTCTTCTGTATCTCTGTACAATTCTTCTCTTACTAATTTTAATGCTTCTTCTTTTGTTGAAGCTTCAATATTTTCGTAAGTTTCCCACTTACTTACTAATCTATGTATCGTAAATGTACTCATTTATTTATTCCTTCCATCATTTAATGCTTGTTCAATTGCTTCTTCTACATCTTTTATTAACTGTGAGGGTATTTTATTAACACGTCTAACATAATATCCCTCATCATCTTTGTAATCTGTTTCAAAAAAAATATTATCAAGTAATATTTGGAAACAGGCATTAATGTATTTAATCGATTTACTCATTTATTTCCTCTCAACTGCGAGTTCAAACTGTATGAACTCTATTTAAATTGGGAACGGGAGCGACCCGTTCGTGCCATGCTAATCTTCTTCTTCAATACTTTGAATTTCATCAGGATTGAATCCATTCTCCTTGAGAATTGGGAAGATATATTTTGGCAAACCATTTGGAAAGTTGCCATCGTAATCACATAATTCAAGGTCATTATTGAATCGTAAATTACTAGTTTTATAGTATTGATTACCACCACTTTCAATGTGTGCCAACTCCATGAAACCATATGTATCATATTGTTGTAATTTATTTTTTTCTTTCCATACATCAATAATGACACCGATTTTTTTACTAGGACTTGTGGTCTTAATACTTTTAATCATTTTTCTTTTCATCTTTTTTTTCCTTTGCTATTAGAGTGTTAACGATTTTTGTAAAAACATGAGCAGTTACCTCATCTTTAAACTTGAAATGGTAACCTGAACCATATACAGGAGCGTCAGCAAAAATACTTACTTCTTTGTATTGGTCATACCATGCATCATCACCGACAAGGTTTGTAAAGATGTCTATTCTTTCTAAGAATTTACATGTTTGATTAATGATTTTAACAATCTTACTGTTTCTATCAATGATGTAATCATCTTGGTCATAACCACTTTTGAATGTGATGTTGTACAATTCAGGATTGAACCTAACATTGTAAGTTATATCTTTATCTCTAGTGCATCTGTACTTAACAACTTTTCCCCAAGACTTAATATTCTTAGTTGAAGCATCTGAGTATTCTGCATGCATTGTATTATCTATCGTATCTTTCATTTTATTCCTCTCAACTGCGAACTGAAACTGTATCAGTTCTGATTAATATTTCTATGAAGTACACTGACCTGAGCCAATGTACTCGGTAGATATATTATTCAAATTCCCAATCTAATTTGTTTAACTTATCTAATAATAATTGTTTAACTTCCTGAGATGTCATGTTCGTCTCAGCAGAAACTTGAATCCAAACATCAATATTTTTGACTTGTGGTTCTTCGTCTCCGTCATAAGCGTCATGCCATTCTTCTTGTATACCTTTAGAGTCGGCATGGCTAACCCAATTGTCAGCCATGTCCATTGCTCTATCATTTTCACTAATCCAGCTATCACTCATTAGTTAACCTCCTCTAATATTGCGTCCTGATGAAACTCTTCGTTGTAATCCATACAATTAAAATCAACGAAGCAAACCTTTGAATACTTCTTATCATCATACTCTACTGCATTGCCATAATGCCAATCGATAATACCATTAGCTTCGTCAAAATCTTTAGCTAATACTGTAAATGAAATCTCTGTCCAAACTTCACAACAATAATTATCTAAATGGCAAAAGTCTTCTTCATACCACCAATTTTTATTAATTTTTTGTATGCTACGTAAAGACACTCTATTATCTAGACTTGCGATGTATTTACCAAAACGTTTCATCATTCTGAAATGCTCAACAGATGATAATGGTACATCATTTTGTAACTGACAATTACGATGAATATTGTAATATTTCAATCCTAACTTTTGTCTTTCTTTCTCTTTGTTCTCATCATAGATTTTTAATCTATAAGAGTTGGAAAATTTCCACCAATCATGATTTTTACTCATTTTATTTCCTCTCAACTGCGAACTCAAACTGTATGAGTTCTATGACCTGACCTCCGAAGAGGTCAACGCACTAAGCCTAACATCTATTTATACTCACTTAGTCGAGTAAACTGCCTTTCTACCTTTAAATCTAGCCTTACCAACTAGAACTATTGGTATTACAATTAGTCCAATTAGACAACCTACTGCAGTAAAAACTGCTAGGTCAAGATTACCTGATGAAATGCCACCCATAAAATCTGAAACTGCATTTCCAAGTCCTGCACCGATGACTGCACCTGTGCCTTTTTGGAATCTTTTAGGTAAGAAATTCTCGATTTCTTTACCTGTTAATGCACCAATAATCATTACTGCATTGTCAACAATACCGAATAAAATATAATCAATAATCATATTATTTTCCTCTCAACGTTAAGTATTATCTTAATTAATAATACACTAGAACACACCATAAAAAATGATGTGTTCCGATGTAGCATTAATCAATTTTTAAGTCGTTACGTCTGTAACTTAGGTTTACTTCGACACAATCATATAACTTTATATCGTAGTTTTTGATGTGCCTTTGAAAGCATTTTAAACCACTTTCATAGTCTCTACTATACTTACCTGAATCCATATAAGTCTTATAATCTTCATCAGCATTTCTATCGAACTGTAAGTATTGAGTCCATACAACAAACTCATCTAAATATTCAGCAAGAACTTCTCTTTTCATTCTTGAACCGATAGCTGATATAGTCCAATCACTAGCTAAGATTACAATTTTTTCGCCGTCAACTACATTGCATTTTTGCAACACATCTAGAACAGGTAAACCTGAATCAATTTTTTTCATTTTATTCCTCTCAATGTTAAGTATTATCACTATTAATAATACACTAGAACACACCACAATAGCGATGTGTTCCGATGTAGCATTAAGCATTGAATCGTTCTTTATCAGTGAACCAAAACTCACGATTATTTTCTTTATAATCTTTGTAAGCTTCCTGATAATTTTTATAGTAATGACCACCACCAAACCAAGTCGTATAATCTTCTGAACTATGTCCGAGTGAGTCATTAGGAAATGATAAGAACTGAGTCGATATTACATACTCAGGCTTAGGTTGATAGCCTTTACGATTTAACTCATAAACGACTTTTCTACTAGCCTCTTCATTATTATAATTTATTTCCCATGGAGTAATAACAAGTACTATTTTTTGGTCGTCACCGATAAAATCGACAACATCATTACACTTATTTAGTACTTCTTTAAACGACAATTTACTTGATATATTCATTATATTAACCTCAACTTTGGCTCTGTATTTTTAAGGACTTGCCACCCTTATATCTAGTACTTTTACTAGTATAGTTACATTAAAGTTGAGAGAGGAATCAGTGGAAATTTTTGGGTTGTCATGGCAACAGTCTAATCAGCACGGCATCATAGGTCATAGGCTAGACCCTGATTATTTCCCACTTTCAAATGTCAAAGAACTTCGCAGACAGAGGACAAAATTCATAACGTTTTCTCAACTGTCACTGCTGAGCGTACACTATAGTAATTCACAGGTCAAGCACCAAATTAAAAATATTTTCACACCCTTTTTTAGTGGTCTTTTTCAGGCGAATAAATTACTGTTAAAAACATGAAATATAAAGACGCAAAATCACTGTATGATGCCATTAAAAGTTCTTCAGGAAATAAAGAATTATATGCTATATGTACAGAGATAATAACCACTATAAAAACACTAAATAAAAAGGTAAAATCAGGGAAAACTTTAGACCCTAAAATCGACTTTGAGGACAAATCCCTTACACGCACGCACGTATTGAACCACCTTTTTCAGCAATCAGAGGAGGGAAATGCTACTGCGAGTAACTATTTAGGCAAATATCTAGGCTTAGAGGCTCAAAATCGTAGCATAATTATACAAATAATAAGATTTAGTGATATTGACCACCTGAAAGAGAAAGTCCCTCAGAACGCAAATATAGAGGTTTTAGAGCATACAACATATAGTGGTGCAGAGGAAACCAACCCACAAGATGTAGTGCCACAAGATATAGTAGGTAAGCAAAATAACAACCACAACATATAGTACCTACAAAAATGTAACGCAAGAAGTCAATGTTACAAAAATGTAGGCAGGGTATTTTTTTGGGGGTAGGGTCGGGTTTTGTTCGAATTTTTTTTAAAATAGTATAGACCTCTCTAAACAAGGAGAAAATTTTGGAAAGTTATCCTATACGTGTGAAAGACCTATCATTGTTTGTTTGCTATGATTGTGGAAATCATTTTTTTATTTTAGAGTTGCCTTTAGGAATAAATGACCCTAACTTCTGTCCATACTGTGGTACAGATTTTGAAAGTGTAATTAATTGTGATTAAATTTAAGAGTTGCGAAAGATGTTGTTGTGTAGACAGTCAGGATAATCCAGTACTGGTTATCATGGGAGT